AACGGGTGGAACGCCTAAGTTTGTTATTAGAAGTCCTGATTCTAGAAAATTTGGATTAAGTCCAATACCAGACAAAGCATATAAAGTTTGGTTTTTTGCCTATGATTTACCAACACAACTTGATGCTCATGGTGACGCAGTTGTTTTTCCTGACATGTATAAGACTGTTTTATTATCTAAGGCTAGATATTATACACATCAATTTAAAGATAATCCTCAAATGGCTATTTTTGCTTTAGATGATTATAAGAAAGGATTAAAAAGCATGAGGGAAAATCTGTTACACCCAACTCCCACATACATGTCTGATGATAGAATTAGGTTTATTTAATTATGCAAGCATTTGGTTTATCCTGTCAAGGTGGTTTAAATACTAATCTAAATCAATTTCAAATGTTAGAACAGCCCGGTTTTGCTACCGAACTAGAAAACTTTGAAGTTGATCCTGATGGTGGGTATAGAAGAATAAATGGCTACACTCAGTTTGGTGAAAGTGACGCTGTAAATCCCAATAGCTCTAATAGTATATTAGGGCTTTTTGTTTATGCAGACGGTTTAATTGCTTGTGCAGGAACTAATATTTATTTTAGTTTAGACGGAGAAAGCTGGTTACAAATAAATAAAGCTAGTGTAGCCGGTGGTGGAGATAATTACAGTACATTTACTGGGCGTGGGACAGCAGCTAGAACAGCTCAGGGGCAGGCTACTTTTGCTGTGTTTGAAGGTAATAGTATTTATGGTGAAGTAATTATTACTGACAAAGGTTCAGGTGCTAAACCTGCTCTTTTTAAAATGACAGGCGAAGGAGCATTAAGTACTAGAACTTATTTTTATGAAGAGATTACAGTAACCGGCACTGTTTATCCTAAATACTGTGTAGTTCACGACAAACATTTAGTAGTTGCAGGTGCAGCCACAGCACTTAATACAATATATTATAGCGGCACAAGTGATATAAATAGTTTTTCAAGTACCGGGTCAGGAAGTATTACATTAGACGATCAAGTAGTAGGAATAAAAAGTTTCCGTACTGACTTAATTATCTTTTGTAAAAATAGTATTTATAAGTTATCAAATATAAATGATGCTGATACTATAGCTATATCGCCTATAACAAAGAACGTAGGCTGCTTAGACGGACATAGTATTCAAGAAATAGGTGGTGATTTATTATTCTTGAGTCCTGATGGTTTTCGCTTAGTTGCAGGCACAGATAGAATTGGTGACGTAGAGTTAGGTTCTGTGTCAAGACAGATTCAATCAATAGTATCTAAAGTAGCAAAGTCTATAGGTGATTTTGTTGTTAGTAGTTCAGTACTGAGAAGTAAATCACAGTATAGGTTTTTTTATAGTGAACCTACAGGAAGTACTTCAACAGCTAAAGGTTTAATTGGTACTATAACTCCTAATGGATTTGAGTGGTCTGAGACTATAGGCATACAAGCACATGGTTTTGCATCAGGATTTGATTTTTCAAATATAGAAAAAATATATCATGGAGATAGTGCAGGGTATGTTTATAATCATAATACAGGTAATTCTTTTAATCCCGCAGGTGTGACTACAAATGTAGATGCTAGGTATAAAACACCGAATCTAGATTTTGGAGATGCTGGAACACTCAAGTCTTTACACTACACAAAAATATCTTTTACACCTGAAGGAGCAATACAGCCTACTTTAAAAGTTTCGTATGATTTTGATTCTTTAGACAGACAGCAACCGCCTTTGTATGTTATGGATTTAATACCAACGCCAGCAGTATTTTCGGGTGCTTCTTCTCTTTTTGGAACCGCTATATTTGGTTCAGCAGGTGATCCAATGGTTAGGTCAGCCGTACAAGGCAGTGGACACAATATTGCTTTTAAAATATTCAGTCAGGATACTAAAGCACCTTATTCAATAAATGGATTCTATATAGACTATAGACCTTCCGGTAGGAGATAACAAAAATGGCTACAAGTTATGTAAGACAAAGCAGTTTTGCAGATGGCGATACAATTACTGCTGCGTTATTTAATGAAGAATTTAATCGTCTTTTAACTGCTTTTTCTTATGCGTCTAGTGGTACTACAGGCCATAGACACGATGGTACAGCAGCAGAAGGCGGCAATATTCACACTATAGGCGATCAAGATTTTTTAAATAAAATATTGACCACAGGTAATACTTGGGAGTTCTATGTAGAAGTTTCTAGTGCCGCAGCAAAACAACTGGTCTTGCAAGACGGAGCATTAGTACCTAACGCCGATAGTGATTTAGACTTAGGAACAAGTAGTATATATTTTAAAGATGCTTACATAGATAGTATTACAACTACTGGAAATGTTGGAGTAGGTGGAAACCTTACTGTAACAGGAACAACCACATTTAATGGCGGCACAATTACACTAGGTGATGCGGCTGCTGATAATGTAGTTTTTGGAGCAGATGTTAATAGCTCTATTATACCTAATACAGATGATACTTATGATCTAGGTTCTGCAAGCCAACAATGGCGTAATGTATATGTTGACGGTACAGTGTTTGCAGATGTCCTAGATTTAGCAGGTACAGCTATTACTTCTACGGCTGCTGAACTCAATATTCTGGATGGTGTTACAAGTACTGCCGCTGAATTAAACATCCTTGATGGCGTTACAAGTACTGCTGCTGAACTTAACGCTTTAGACGGAATCACAGCAGTTGTAGGAGAACTCAACGCTCTTGATATTGGCGCAACCGCAGTAGGAACGGCAGTAGCTTCTAAAGCAGTTATTTTAGATTCTAGTAAAGACTACACAGGTATACGCAACCTTACTATTTCTGGCGAACTAGACGCAGCTACCTTAGACGTTAGCGGAGCAATAGACATTGCAGGTAATTCTGTTTTAGCTTCTGTTGATGTTACAGGTTTAGCTACAGCCTCCACCTTTGAACCAGACGGCGATACTTCCGCAGGTGATAATGCTGCAATAGGTTACGCTGCCGCAGACGGTCTTGTTCTTACAGGACAAGGTAGTACAGGCGATGTAACTATTAGGAATGATGCTGACGCATTGGTCGCTCATGTACCAACAGGTACAAATGGCGTTACCTTTGCAGGTGATGTTATAGTTCCTGATGGTGATTTAATATTAGGCAGTACTGCTGTTACAAGCACCGCAGCGGAACTTAACATCTTAGACGGTAAAAGTTTCCTAGACGAAGACAACTTAGCCTCTGATAGTGCTACTGCTATAGCTTCTCAACAATCTATCAAAGCTTATGTAGATGCTGAAGCAGGTGGTGCTGGAACCATGTCTAGCTTTATTTTAGAGGATGATGATGGAACAGAAGTTTCTATCTCGGATGCTGAAGAAGTAAAGTTTATAGGTTCAGGTATAACTACAAACTGGACAGACACAACTCCCGGCTCAGATGGCGATCCTTTTGATTTAACATTTACAGTAGACGCAGCACAGACAGGTATTACTTCTATTCATGCTACTGATTTAATAATAGGTGAGGATGCTCAAACTGCTATTGATTTTGGAACAGCTAACGAAATTGATTTTAAAGTAGATAACGCAGCAAGACTAACCTTAACAACAGGAGCTTTATATCCTGTAACCGACAATCAGATAGATTTAGGCACATCCTCTCTAGAATTTAAAGATGCCTTCTTTGATGGGACAGTTACAGCAGATGCCTTTGCAGGGCCACTGACAGGCAACGTAACAGGTAACGCATCTGGTACAGCACTAACAGTAACACAGGCTGCTCAAACTGCTATTACTACTGTAGGAACTCTAACAACTTTAACAGTTGATACTGTTATTATAAATGGGTCTACTATAGGCCATACTGACGATACAGATTTAATAACAGTAGCGGATGGAATTGTTACAGTAGCGGGAGAAGTTTCTTTGACTACTCTTGATATTGGAGGTACTAATGTAACTAGTACCGCAGCAGAGCTTAACGCTTTAGATGGTATTACTGCTGTAGTAGGAGAACTTAATGCTCTTGATATCGGTTCAACAGCCGTTGGTACAGCAGTAGCCTCT